GGAGCAAAAATAGAATTTGGATATGCTGAAAATACTACTGACGTACTTAGATATCAAGGTCAGTCTTATACATGGATTGGAGTCGATGAGCTACCACAATATCCCAATCCAGATATATATAATTTTCTAAGATCATCACTTAGATCAGTAGATCCTGAGATACCAGTATATATGAGAGCCACTGGTAATCCAGGAAACGTAGGATCAACATGGGTAAAAGAAATGTTTGTCGATCCAGCTGTACCCAATACAAGGTTCTCTATAGATATTCAAACACCAGTTGGTAATAGGTCTATAACCAGAAGATTTATACCAGCTAAGTTACAAGATAATCCTTATCTAATGCAAACTGAGGATTATTATATTATGCTAGCGTCTTTGCCTGAAGTGCAAAGAAAACAATTTTTAGAAGGAGACTGGGGAGCGTACGAAGATGCTGCTTTTCCAGAGTTCAATAGAGCAGTACATGTAGTTGAACCATTTGAAGTTCCTAGAAATTGGAATAGATTTAGATCTTGTGACTGGGGATATTCATCTCCTGCATGTGTACTTTGGTTTGCTATTGACTTTGATAATAATCTTTGGATTTACAGAGAATTATATACACAAAAAGTTGTAGCAGATATATTTGCAAGAAAAGTACTAGAGATGGAACACGGTGAGTATATTCGTTATGGAATATTAGATTCCAGTACTTGGGCACGAAGAGGAGATGTAGGTCCAAGTATAGCAGAAACAATGATAACTGCAGGATGCAGATGGCGACCATCTGATAGATCTCCTCGAAGCCGTATAAATGGTAAACTAGAATTACATAAACGTTTATCAGTTAGAGACAAAGGAGATAAGAAACAGCCATCTCTTTTTGTTTTTAATAATTGTATAAATTTAATACGAACACTACCTCTACTACCGTGTGATAAAAATAATCCAGAGGATGTTGATACGCACACAGAAGATCATGCATATGATGCATTACGTTATGGCTGTATGTCTCGCCCCATTAACCCACAAGGAAATGGTTCGGATGACTTTAATAAAAATAAAGCATTTAAACCTGCAGATAGAGTATTTGGATACTAATGGATATAGACAATAAAAAATTAAGAGTAGGATTTCAAGACCTTATTATTAAGGTAGAGAATCCTGATTTTAAAAAAGACAATCTAACTGATTGCTATGGACAGTACTTACAACGTGAGAATGCTATCCAAATAAACGCAGGATTAGAACCTCATGATATGTTAAATACAGTCATACATGAGATTTTTCATGCTTGTGTATATGTAAGTGGATTAACACAAAAAGATAATCCCCTTGCAGATGATGATAAAGAAGAAACTGTAGTTAATAATTTAGCTAATATATATCATACAGTTTTAAGAGATAACCCTTGGCTTCTAGTCTTTATGAAAGAAGCCATAACTAAAACAAAAACTAAGGAGAAATAACATGACTATCATGAAAAAATACAAACAAGGTGATCTAGACGAAGTTAATACTAAGCCTGATAGACCTGCTAATAATATGCCTACAGTTGAAGAAGGTGGAAAAAATGAAGATGCACCTAAAGTAAAAACTAATATGGTAGACAATAGCGTATTTTCAAAAGCAGACGAACGAGACTACTAAACAATCCAATAAGGACAGATAATGGCTATTGAGCAACCAGACGATACTATCATAAGTTTAGATGATGAAAAAAAAGAAAAAGATCAAAGCTACAATGATTATTCTGATTTACAAGGATTAATTAAAGCTAGATTTATTAAATCAGAAGACGCTAGACTATTCGATGAAAGCCGTTGGTTACGAGCATATCGTAATTATAGAGGTATCTATGGTTCTGATATGGCATTTACTGAAAAAGAAAAATCTAGAGTATTTGTTAAGATAACTAAAACAAAAGTTCTAGCTGCCTTTGGGCAATTAATTGAAGTTTTATTCTCAACTGGAAAATTTCCAATTGGAGTAGAAGCTACGACTATACCTGATGGTATTGCAAAATATGCCAATACTGGAGAAGAAGAAACTATAGGAGATGATGATCCTAAAGTAGAAATCAAAGACATATATGGCTTTGAGGGTGATGGTAGATCGATGGAACCTGGAACAACCAGTGCAGATTTACTAAGAGGATTGGCAAATGATTATGAGGGTGTTGAGTTTTCGGCAGGACCTTCAGTACAATCTCCACAAACTCCACAAATAGAACCTGCCAGAAAAGCTGCAAGTAATGCCGAGAAGTTAATTCATGATCAATTAGAAGAAACTTCTGCAATAACTATGCTACGGCATGTTTTATTTGAAATGGTTCTTCTTGGTACTGGAGTATTAAAAGGTCCATTTAGTCATGATAAAACTTTACATAAATGGGAAAAGAATGAAGAGGGGGATCAACAATATAAACCCCAAAGTAAAACTGTTCCTAAACTAGAAGCAGTAAGTATTTGGGATTTTTATCCTGATCCAGATGCCACTAACATACAAGATTGTGATTATGCTATACAGAGACATTCATTCAATAGATCACAATTAAGAAATTTAAGAAATAGACCTTTCTTTAGAGATAGCTCAATACTTGAGTGCTTAAGTATGGGAGAAAATTATGAAGTTCGAGGATTTGAAACTGCCCTTCTAGATAGAGAAAACGTAGACGATCTTAATAAAAAACGATTTGAAGTATATGAATACTGGGGATCAATGGATAAAGACCTAGCTGAACAGGCAGGCTTAGATATTAGTGAGGATATGTCAGAAGAAGATGAAGTCCAAATTAATGCATGGATATGTAATGGACACGTTTTAAGATTAGTATTAAATCCATTTACTCCTGAGAGAATACCATTTCATATATGTCCTTATGAAATAAATCCATATCAATTTTTTGGTGTAGGCATACCAGAAAATATGGAAGATGCACAGATGGTAATGAATGGTCATGCAAGAATGGCTATTGATAACTTAGCATTAGCTGGTAATTTAGTGTTTGATATAGATGAAACACAATTAGTTCCAGGACAAGATATGAGTATATATCCTGGTAAAATATTTAGACGACAGTCTGGCGTAACAGGAACTGCAATCAATGGATTAAAGTTTCCTAATACAGCAACAGAAAATTTAATGATGTTTGATAAGTTTAGACAACTTGCAGATGAATCTACAGGAATACCTTCTTACTCTCATGGTACAACAGGAGTACAGTCTACTACAAGAACAGCAGCAGGTATGTCTATGCTTATGGGAGCAGCCGCTTTAAGTATTAAAACAGTAGTAAAAAATATAGATGACTACTTATTAAGACCTTTAGGAGAAGCTTTATACGCATGGAATATGCAATTTAATAGTGATGTTGAAAACATAAAAGGTGATCTAGAAGTTAAAGCAAGAGGTACCTCTTCTTTAATGCAAAAAGAAGTAAGGTCACAAAGACTAATGACGTTTATGCAAACTGCTAACAACCCTAATATTGCCCCGTTTGTTAGATGGCATTCAATTCTAAAAGAAATTGCAAAATCTTTAGATATTGATCCTGATCAATTAATTAATGATCCAGAAAATGCACAAATTTTTGCAAAAATAATGGGGATGACAAATGGAAATCAACAAACTCAAGGCCCTAGTGGCGGACAAACTAACATGGGTAATACTCAAGGAGTACCTTCAGAAACAAATCCAGCAGACGCAACAGGAGCTGGAGGCGGCAACATCGGTGCAGGAGCTGTACCGCAGCCAGGGGAAGATCAGTTCTCTGCGTAGAATTCTTAACCTAGAAGAACAACTAAAGAAAGACTCAAAAAGTAGAAATTTTTTTAAATAATTATTATGGCACAATACGACACACCACCGGGAATAGATCCAAGAACAGGAAAAATAACTCCTTATAAACAAGTATTAGATCAAGACGCTACAACAGGAGTATTTAAAGTTAAGTATGAATATACAAAACCTACAGCTTTAGCTGCAAGTGAAATGATATTAAAACCTGGTCCAGTACCAGCAGTAACTCCATTGCCAATAACTTATTATGAAAATCCTGCTGATGCAATAAAACGTGGTTTAACTACACCTCAAACTACTTTTGGTTCTTCGGGCACAGGGTACATGGGAGGAGGAACTCCACCACCAGAAAGCGGAGGAACGTTACCAGGAACAGGAACGTTACCAGGAACAGGAACGTTACCAGGAACAGGAACAGTATCTACAGTCAATACTAATCCTTTGATAGATCCAGCTCGTCTTGGAGATCGTGGTAGTCGTGCAGATAGAGAAAATAATGCACTACCTGAAAGTTTTGATTTTGAAAGTGCAAGTTTACAAGAACTAGGAGGGATATTAAATCCTAGCCTTATGGATAAGGCTGTTGGTTTTGGGATAGGGTTTACTCCTTTAGCTACACCATTTGGTCTTGCTATGTGGAATCAAAGACGTTTAGCAACAAATCAATTGAATGAAAGATTAGAAAATAATCCAGAAACATTTGCAGCAGGTCTTACTTTAGACCAATTAAAAAATTTAAATAAAATGGAGCTGACTCCTAAAGTAAATGCAGCATTAGAAGCTACTATTAAAAACTGGAGCACTAATATGCCAATGCAAAAACCAGTCAATCCAAATGTTTATACAGGACCTTACCCTACAAAAAAACCAGTCAATCCAAATACAGTTGCTCCAGGAGATGAGATGTCTGAATTAGATAGAGCAGCAGAAAGAGCAATAGATCCAGGTCCAATTTCTAATCTTCCTCAAAGAAGACCTACTGCTTCTAT